GTCTCATACCTAGTCTGTATGATAATTCCCATTGTCTTCCCATGTATGCTGAGATACCGATTAGGAAGTGGAAGATTACCAACTGGTAAGGACCACCGTTATATAACCATTCGTCTACTGTTGCTGCTTCCCAGATAGGGTAGAAGTGTAGACCAATAGCATTAGATGAAGGAACAACTGCACCAGAGATGATGTTGTTACCATATAAGAAAGAACCTGCTACTGGTTCTCTGATTCCGTCGATATCGACTGGAGGTGCTGCAATAAATGCAACGATGAAACATGCTGCTGCTGCGAGTAAGCATGGAATCATTAGAACACCAAACCAACCAACATATATTCTGTTGTTTGTTGATGTTACCCATTCACAGAACTGTGGCCAGCCTGCTAGTAGACCATTCTGTCTACCTTGTCTTGTAAGAGTTGCCATTAATAGGACGTTTGTAAGTAGGGCACCAAGGGTATGGATGCGAAACTTATTTCCAGTAATCCCTTACTACTGGATATGAAAGACTATGTATTATACTGCCTATAGGTCTTGGTTTGAGAGCAGTTGTGTAGCAAGGGTTACGATTTTTTCGGGTCCTTCCTAAAAAATTCGTGAGGATTTCCTCACTTCATTTATTTATATTAACAAATCTTTACGTAAAAGTCAATCAGTATATATACCTATTCTCTAAAATGCACTGGTATCATTGTCAAGTATAAAATGTTACTTCTTCTTTTGGGATAGTTCCTTTGACAGCACAAGATATACAAATACGAGGAACTGTGCTTGATACTCCCATGTGTAGTAGACCCTCTTTAATAAAAATTGTATCGCCAGCATTTAATATTACAGGATCATTAAAACTTTCCTGTTTAAACTGACCTTCTGGAGTTGCTCCTACAAATTTCTCAACAATATAAGATATCTCACCTTCCAAGCATAAAATTAAAACATTATCTGGGTCATCATGTATACCAATACCTTCTGATGGACCAAGTGAAGCNAATATNTGAATATCTTGAAGATCATACTTAAGATATTTTTTAAGACGATCTTTAATTATTTCTGGGAATTCATCAATATGAATATAACTTGTTTTAACAGTTCCACGTTCATAATCATAAGTTATATAATCATCCGAATCATTATATTGATTTGGATATGCAGATTCTGTATCTTTCCCGTGAGTTTTTATTAGTTCAGTTACTTCTTCCCAATACATAACTTAAATTATTATGTCCTATATTATAGCACTTAATCTTCTCTAATACAATACTCTGCTTTATGGGGCGAGTTGAACCCTGTTAGATCTTCTCTTGCTTGCTTTATTGCGTTGTATGCATCGTCTGCATACTCACAGATCTCGTGAAGACCGTTGTAGTTATCATGATAACCTACAGTATAGTGAGACATTATTTAAATTAAAATGTGCTCTAATATTTATTTGGTTCTTCCATCATTGTGGACATTATTACTACGAAAAGTGACGTTAATATCACGGTTCCAGAAAATATCATTAGAAACATCTGCAAAGTCTGATAATAATTCATGAAGTACTTTTTAACCAAAGTAGAACTGCACTTGGAGTGCTTGCGATATATGGGTCTTCTTCGGAATTATCAACCATTCCAGGTTCAATAAAAACTTGTTCAACTACACCATTGTTAACTACAGCAGCATATCGCCAAGAACGTTTACCCATACCATCAATTGTTTTATCAACCATCATTCCTAAAGATTCTGTAATTGTTCCATCTACATCAGCAAGAAGTTTTACATTTTCAATATCCATTAACTCTTCCCAAGCACCGATGACATATGGATCATTTACACTTATACAATAAACATCTTGTACACCTGCAGCAGTTAGTTCAGCGAACTTTGCTTCAAACTCAGGAAGTTGTTTAGAAGTACATACAGGTGTAAATGCACCAGGAAGTGAAAAAAGAACTACTCTCTGGTCCTTAAACATTGCATCACAAGTTTCTATCTCGTACTTTTGGAAGACTTCATCATTAACTGTCCATGAGCCAAGACCACCACCGTGGTATCCTACTCTTGCAGTCATTGGAATTGTACTTCCTACTTCAATTGCCATCTGTTTAATTCTTTACTACCTTATATAGGGTTATAAGCGGGAATTGCCATACCTCCGCCACCATCATCGTCGTCATCGTTAAGGTCATCAAGCATTAAAAAACTTACTAAAAATACACATATGACAGGCATAAATGGAAAGATAAAAGTTTTTAAAATAGTCGATTGACCACCTACTACTTCTAACATTAGAAGAATCCAGGTGCTATCCAACCAGTGAAACCATAGTTCACTACTGCTGCGAATAGACCAATCATGGCAAGTCTGCCATTAAGTTTTTCTGCGAATGCCCAATGTTTCATTATACAAAACCTGGAATGATTTGACCTGTTGTTAGGTAAGCACCTAACGCTGCAATGATACCGAGCATTGCAAACCTACCGTTAAGTTGTTCAGCAACAATCTTTTGTGCTTCAACTTCTTTTTTGTTTGATGGATACATTAGTTTTTAAAATTTTGTTTATGCAAATGCCACTGATCCTACACCTGATACGATGTAAGCTGTGACTAAAGTTGTGAATAGAATGTGTTGCATGTCTATTAAAAAATGCCTGGAATGATTTGTCCTGTTGTAACGTAAGCACCGACTGCTGCTACGAAACCTAGCATTGCTGCCCATCCGTTAAATCTTTCTGCTTCTGGAGTCATGATAGTGTACCGATTGTGTATTGAATTTGTAATTGTAAATTGAGATTGAAATTTCATCCTTAGAATCCTAAGATTCCGCCGAAGAAAAAGTTTCCTGTTGTTGCATAGGATATAAAACCTGCAACAATACCGATCATCGCCCATCTACCGTTGATCTTCTCTGCATTTAATGCATAAGACTCATACGAAATGCTTTCGTCGATATAAGGTTTTGGTTCAGTGGGATACATATTCTGTCTTCCACCTGATTCAGTTGTAACAGTCATTTAAGTTTTGTTAAGAAACGTAACATAATTATATAGTAAATATAAAGTTTTGTCAACCTTTTTGTCAGAATTAGCAAATATTAAAGCACCTATATATCATTAGGTAAATATTAGTAAAATTACTCATGAGGAAATTACTTCCCTTTATGATGCTTTTGATGACTACAGGTGCAGCAAATGCTGGTGGACTTGTGACTAAACATGCTTCAAGTGTACAACTTACAGTGGACGCAGCAGCTACTACTGCATCTAGAGTCGGAAATACTTACGCTATTTCTGGTACTAACGTTGCAACTACAGATGGTACTACTTCAGGTATGCTGAGTGGTGGAACAATTGCTAGTGGTGTTTATGGTCCAGGTACCATAGCTGCTAACCAATTATCAGCGACTAATGGGGAATCGTTCTCATTTAGTACTTCATTCACTCAAGGCGATGCTTTGCCAACTGCAGCTCCTGCTACTGGTGCTATAAGTAACTTCGGTTCAATGACCTCTTATGCTGCTGGTACTGCTGGCTCCTTAGCAGGTACTATCGGACAAGATGGTGCTGTCGCGGTAACAGCTGGTGGCGCAGGTACTGTGGCTACAGGACAATTCGTAACGGAAATCACCGTGATCGACTAATAAATTATGAGGAATAGACTTAAGTTATTCCTTTTAGTTGTTGCTATGGGTGGCATAAACCCAGTCATAGCAGTGCCTGTGGTGCCAAATTTTACCCAAGGCTCGATGACGTCTCATACTGAGACTACTTCGACAGTGACTGAGACAATAAATTCGATGGACTATTCTACAGGATATCAATATACTTCAACAGGTTCAGGGGTAACAGCGACTGGTAACCTATCACCTACCACTGGATCAAATAATGTAACTATTAATGGCGTGACATCATCATGGACGGGAATAACAAACAAACCAACCTTCACACAGACAAACGCAGGAGAAGCGTTCCAGTTTACAGAAACATATTCTGGACCTGGGCTTCAAAATCACACAATCATCCAAAGGGTAACAGAGGTAACAAGCGTCACAGACACAACAAGTATCTTCTCGCAATAAGTGGAATCTGTTTTAGTCTTTATCCTGTTAATGCTCTTGCTGAGGGTATTGGTGGGGTAAGTGCGACTGCATCTCCGATCGCGAATAGTTCTGGCTCAGTGACCAACCAGGCAATACAAGTTTTACAAGGACCGTATATAACTAACACTTATGGTAATGGTATATCATGTCAAGGACCTACCAGAAATTTTACACCCTTCGTAACTGGGAATGGATCATGGACAAAACCGTATGAGGGATATTATGATTCGCCAGTGTACGACATGCGTGACTTAGATGATGATGGTGCACCAGACAATCCAGGTAGCATCCTCTATCACGTTCCTACTCGTACAGGTCAGAAAGATAATTATAGTTTAAGTGCAGGTTTCTCTATGACATGGAGTACACCACTAGACAAAGAACTACAACAGCAATGTAAAGATGCAGTTACAACACAAATAGCATTACAAAACCAACAAGTTGCTAATAAGAGATTAGATTTTGAGATTGCAAGATTAAAGAACTGTGGAGAATTATTAAAAGCTGGTATATCATTCCATCCAAAGTCTCCTTACTATGCAGTATGTGCTGATGTTGTTGTACAGAATGTGAATAACATAGCTCCACATGCACATAGCATACCTAAGATTACTCCACCACCTAAGGTTAGTAATGATGCAACTGTTTTAAAAGAAGTATCAATAGGATACGGTAAATAATTATTTCTTTATAGGTGGTAAACCTTTCTTCGCACGATATTCATTAGTTTTTATTTCTGCACGGGTAGGTGGAGTAACTTTCTTACCTAACTTCTTCTTCACAGCAGTGGTTATTTTTTTTATGATTGGTTTTATTGCTCTTAATAGTAATGGTGTTGCTGCAGCTCCTGCTGTTGCTACCACTGCTATAGCCACTGTAGTACTTGCTTGATTTATAGAAGGTAAAAATTTCTCGGCTGGTGTAGTAGGTTCATACAACGTTATACAGGTTTTACCATCTGCACTTAGTTCATGACCAGTCACTCTCTCATCACCTGACTGTGTTAAATCACCGACTCTTAGGTTACCAGGACCAGGACATGGTGTCTCTCCTCCAAGATCACCAGTAGGGGGAACCTCAGGTGGTTCAACTTCTGGTGGTGGTTCTACGGCTGGTGGTGGAACGTCTCTTTGTATTATAAGTTGCTCTGGTGTGTAGTCCATCGCATCATAAGATGGATACTGACCATCACATAAAGTAACAGTCCCGTCACTATCTTCCTTAGAAAGTGAGGGACTTTTACCTTTGTCTTCTGGGTGTGCTTCCACACAACCTGGTATATCAACTATTGGTTTTCCAATCCATATTGTTACAGGTGGTGCCCATGGGATTGATGGTGTAGTAACATATGGATTCACAATAGGGATATCAGTTATGCTGACACCACTAATATTAATTTCTTTTATTTCCATTAACAGTTTTTATTCAAGTCCTCCGCCATATTTCCACCTATATCAGCTCCTTGATTACCACCAAACATTGCCACCCAACCAGCAGCGACCCAACCAATAAAGGGGATACCACTAAGAGCAGGAGCAGCACTAGCACCAATGCTAGTCCCAACGAGTCTACCCGTACCTTCTGCACTTCCGATTGCTTTGATACATGCTTCTGATTGCCTGACTGCAGCGATGTCTGCTGCTTGGCCTGCTGATAAACCAGGTGGTTGATCTATCCAAGACCTAGTATTTGATACTGGTGCACCTTGATTGATCTGACCATCCATAAAGTATTCTTCAGCAACTTTAGTTGTCTCTGTTGCTAGTCCTAAGAAACCACCTTTAGTTTTGATGTCCTTAGAAATAAATGCTGTCTTCGGATCGTTTGCTTGATAACTTAACTTATATCCATCCTTGTTTGCTGAAATAGCATATGATGTGTAGTCACCTACAGGTATATCTATTTTTGGTAATGCATTCTTATTGTTAGTAGCAATGTACCCTATCATGCCGACATGGGATACAGCAAAAATACTACCAACTACTCCAAATGATAACCACTTCCATTTATTATCCATAATATTCTCCTAGAAAGGCATAGGAACAGGTAAATCAATAGCACCACTAGTGCTATCTGGTAACATGTCTGGTAAAGATCCAGTGACTGAACCTAAGGCTGCTTCTGTAATTTTTGACTTGACGTTTTCGATAATCGCATCCTTGCGTATGAATACGTAACCACCAAGACCAATAACGGTGAGAGATACAATACCACTTGCAATAGCGATTCCATTAATGAGTTTTTGCATCATTCATTTCCTCATAGGAATACTTCATTATATAGGCTATGAGAATTGTAACTGATATTACCAGAATCAGCACCATAATATTGACAGAATGAACTACAGTCATTTCTTTTTAGGATAATATTGGAAACCTTCTGTGACTTCATCAAGTGAAGAAAGTTTAAAGGTAATCATCTTATCCCAAGGAGTATGACTATCCATTAGAACTGCTGCTTTCTTGCCTTGTATTCTCTGAACACATCCAACATATCCTCTGTAGATTGAGTTTTCATCAGTGATTTTAACAGTAGAACCTGGTAGAATCATTTTTTAAATACACCTGTTTTTGCTAGAAAGTAAACAGATAATGTTGTCCAGAAGACAACTTCCAATCCAATGTTGTTCATTATTTAACTAGTAATTTTAACTGCAGGAACTTCCAACTTGATAGTTTGAGTTGGTGCTGCTTGTGATGCTTTCTCTATAAGCATCTCCATATCCTTCTTAGATATGTTCGCTCCACCACCATCACTATTACCTTTCTTCTTACCTCCCGCTTGAATTCCAAAGGTAGCTGTGACTCCTGTGAAGACCGAAGCTATGAAAGTTGGATCAATTTTATCTTGTTCCCAACCTGGTATAGTAACGTAATTTAATGTGAGTATCCCGCCAGACCAGACCAAAATACCTAGTCGTACAAATGTACTAAGGATAGCAAGTTGTTCTTCCTTGTCCTCAGTAAACTCTTTTAGTTTACCAATAGGACCTTTAGGTTTTTCCACTTTAGTATCTGCCATATTTAAATGTTAATTCTGCTTTATTTATCAAGTTCAACTTCCTCTACATCTTCTTCTTTACCTACAGGTTCTGGGTCTTTGTCTGAAGATGGTGCTACCCTTCCTAAGTATGGGTCATAATCAAATAAACCATTTAAAGTACCTTCATCTAACTGAGGTGCTTGACTATCCCAAAAGTTCTTAATACCCATGTAACTACTACGATGGAAGACATCAACATGCTCTGGGTGAATAGAAGAACCCAAAGGAATATGATAAAGCATCAATGGCATGGCATAAGATTTACCAGGATTATAAAGTAAGTCATCAGCAACTGGACGTGGTTTGACTCCACTGTCAAGTTTCCATTTACCATTACGTCTTTCATGAAAACGCATTAGTTTCTCTGCATGGGATCTACGAATAGCATAACAGGCAGTAGAAAAATCATTTACAAATCTTTCATGAAGTCTAGCATGAATAGTTGTAGTACTAATAATTGCCATCTGGAAAATGTCCCAGTCATAAGGTAACTTAGATATAACATGTTTCCAACTAAATCTCCAAGATTTAACAATACTCATATCACAATCATCTTCCATCATGATTGCATACTCACTATCAGATGTTTCTAACCAAGTTTTAATTGCCTTAAGGTGAGAAGTAACACATCCAATTTCACCAGAGGTCATCATCTCAGGATACCTACCAGTGATCACATCACTAAGGTCATCATCTCTACCATCATATGCAGAAATTCTGGTTACATCAGTGAGTTCCCATTCTTTAAATTGAGATTGCATGTATTCCCATCTCTCTGGTTGACCATCAAGATTGATACAGTAGATAGGACCAAATCCTCTTAGTTTTTCTACAGATTTATTTTTAATTACTGGTGGTGGTAGTTCTTGAAACATAGTATGGAAGATTAGTAATGTATTCTTTTAGTTGGTGTCTATCAAATCTTTGGATCTTTTCCCATTCTTTATTATTATGATCCATGTGTGGGTTATTAAACCAAGAGTTTTCAGTTCGGGAATGTTCTAAGTGGTATACTGTATTACCACACCTCTGTACATTATACCCTAACTTTTTAAATCTGTGGTATCTTTCAACATCTTCGGGAGCATATGCTCTGAAGTTTTCATTTTCCATACCACCTTCAATGTAAGACGTAGTATTAAAGAATTGACAAAATCCATATTGTGCGTCATAAGGAGTAGATACGTTGATTAAAGTTTTGAAATCGAAATTATTATTTAAGAAATTAGAGACGACTTCATCGGTTGCTTGTACTCTTTGTTGAGCAGTTCCTCTTGCGTAAGGATACACAAGATCAGCACCTTCCCTAATTAATTTATATGCTTCTTCATAGG